CAATATTATGATTGGCATTGTGATAGTTGGGATAAACCTTATCAACGAGACGATGTAAATAATCCAGAGCACGGCAGAATTCGAAAACTATCTATGACTTGTCAATTAACAGATGGTTCAGAATACAAAGGTGGTGAATTAGAATTTGATTTTAGAAACTATGATCCACATATGAGAGATGAAAGTCAACATTTAAAAAAAGCAAAAGAAATTTTACCTAAAGGTTCTATTATTGTATTTCCGTCATTTGTATGGCATAGAGTTAAACCTGTAACCGCTGGAACAAGATACAGTCTTGTTGTTTGGCATTTAGGAAAACCATTTAAATAATATGAATATAAATAATTATTTTAACACAACTATTTGGTCAGAGCAAAAACCAGAGTTTATAAAATCTTTAACTAAAGCATCTGATAAATATATTAAAGCTGCTAAAAATGTTCCAGAAGCTAAAGCACATATAAAAAAGTTTGGTGACTTTGGAAGAAGTTATCATTCAAAATCTCTTACAGCTGACAATGATTTTATAGATTTTAGAAATTACGTTGGTCAAAAGTCTTGGGAGTATTTAGATAATCAAGGTTTTGATATGGAGCAATATGCTACTATATTTACTGAGCTGTGGGTACAAGAGTTTGCTAAGAAAGGTGGTGGACATCATTCAGCTCATATTCATTGGAATCAACATGTATCAGGGTTTTACTTTTTGAAAGCAAATGAAAAAACATCAATGCCAATATTTCATGAACCTAGAACTGGAGCTAGATGTACAAAACTAAAAATGAAAACTAATGTAAAAGAAATTCTTAATGGTAATGAACTAATTCACTTTCGACCTCAACCTGGAACATTAATTATATTTCCAGGTTATTTAGAACACGAATTTTCAGTAGATTTTGGTATTGAACCATTTAGGTTTATACATTGGAATATTCAAGCCATACCAAAAGAAATGGCTAAAGATGCATAGTCAAGTTCTTTTAGAAAATAATTTTATAACTAAAAAAGAATGTAAAAAATTAATTAATTTTTATAAATCTAAACCTTTACCTAAACAATTTGATAGTACTTTTCCACTATCATTAATAACTACTGACTATTTAAATTTAATAAAAAAATTAAATGAAGTATCAATAAAATTAAATAATTCTGTTGTTGATTATTTTCAAATAGTTAAATGGCCTTCTCCTAACATAGGTAAAGTTTTGCATTTAGATCATGCTCATTCTCATACTTCTTTAAGTAGTATCATTTATTTAAATGATGAATTTGAAGGAGGACATACTTATTTTGAAGACAAAACTTCTTTTGCTCCTTTAACAGGCAGAGCAATTTTTTTTGATGGTCAATATTTTAAACATGGTGTATCAAACATTAAAGGTAAAGACAGATATACTGTAGCAACATGGTTTAGAAAAAATGAGTTTTAAAAAAAATAAATACGTAATTATAAAACAAGCAATCAATAAAGATTTAGCTTTTTTCTTGTACAACTATTTTCATATGAAAAGACAAGTATTAGATACTTGTCGTAATGCAAGATATATCTCACCTTATGAAACATTATTAGGTGAGTATGAAGGAGCTAATAGTCAGGTTCCACATACCTATTCAAGCTATTCTGATATAGCTATGGAAACTTTAATGTTGAAGTGCCAGCCTATTATGGAAAAAACTACAGGATTAAAACTATACCCAGCTTATACTTATGCAAGAATTTACAAAAAAGGTGATATTCTTAAAAGACATAAAGATAGATTCAGTTGTGAAATATCAACTACTATGAATCTTGGTGGAGATGATTGGGTTATTTATTTAGAACCATCAGGAGAGATTGGCAAAAAAGGTATTGAAGTAAATTTAAAACAAGGTGATATGCTAGTTTATTCTGGTTGTGAATTAGAGCATTGGCGAGAAAAGTTTAAAGGTAAAGAATGTGTTCAAGTATTTCTTCATTATAATAATAGAAAAACTCCAGGATCTAAAGATAATATGTTTGACAAACGCCCACATTTAGGTCTTCCATCTTGGTTTAAACGTTGATAATAAGAGTAATCTAATATAATGGTATATTATGGCATTACAAAAAGTACAATTTTTACCAGGATTTAATAAACAGATTACAGACACTCAAGCAGAAGGTCAATGGGTCGATGGAGATAATGTTAGATTTAGATATGGCACACCTGAAAAGATAGGTGGTTGGCAGCAACTAGGTGCCAATAAGTTAACAGGCTCAGCTAGAGCAATGCATCATATTGTAAACAGGAGTGGTCAAAAGTTTTCAATCATAGGTACAAACAGGATTTTATACGCATATTCAGGTGGTGTCTTTTACGACATACATCCCATTAAATCTACGACAACTTTAACAAGTGCTTTTAGCACTACAAATGGTTCAGCCACAGTAACCATAACTTTTGCTACAGGTCATGGCCTTGTTCCTGGAGATATAATTTTATTAGATAATTTTACAGCAATAACTGGATCTAATTATTCTGCATCAGACTTTGATGATAAAAAATTTATGGTGATTTCAACGCCAACCAATACAACGATAACTATCACAATGCCTTCAAATGAATCTGGAGCTGGCGCTACAACATCTGGAGGTATTAGAGTTCAAATTTATTATTCAGTGGGACCTGCAGAACAGCTTCCAGGTTTTGGTTGGGGTTTAGCTTCTTTTGGAGGTACAGTTGCCAACGCACTTACAACAACTTTAGATGGAGCTATTGACTCTTCAACGACAACTATAGTTTTAACAAGTGCAACAAACTTTCCATCAACAGGTACAAACTTTATAAAAATAGGCACAGAAGAAATGTCTTACACGGGTATATCTACAAACACATTAACCGGTGTAACAAGAGGTGTTAGAAACACAACTGCAGCATCACACTCTGATGATGCTACCATTACAAATACTTCTGATTTTGTAGCGTGGGGCGAGGCTGCATCAGGTGACTTAGTAATTGATCCAGGTCTTTGGTCTATTGATAACTTTGGTGATAAAATTATTGCACTGATACACAACGGACAAGTTTTTGAATGGAATTCAAATTTATCAAATGCAACAGCAACAAGAGCAACAATTATATCTGGAGCACCCACGGCATCTAGAGACATGTTAGTATCTACACCGGATAGACACTTAGTATTTTTTGGAACAGAAACCACAATAGGAACACCAAGCACACAAGATGAAATGTTTATAAGATTCTCTAATCAAGAAGATATTAATACTTATACACCAACAGCAACCAATACAGCCGGCACACAGCGACTTGCAGATGGTTCTAGAATTATGGGAGCTGTTAGAGGTAGAGATGCAATTTACGTTTGGACTGACACTGCTTTATTTACACAAAGATTTATTGGTCCACCATTTACGTTTGGTTTTGCACAGGTAGGAACTAACTGTGGTTTGATTGGTCAAAACGCTGCAGTAGAAGTAGATGGTGCTGCGTATTGGTTTTCAGAAAATGGTTTTTTTAGATATGCAGGTGCTTTACAATCATTACCATGTCTAGTAGAAGATTTTGTATTTAATGATCTAAACACAACAGCAAATCAACTTATTAATGCTGGATTAAATAATTTGTTTGGTGAGATTAATTGGTTTTACTGTTCTTCTGGTGCAACAGTAGTTGATAGATGTGTAACTTTTAATTATGTTGAATCTACAGGTGAAAGACCTGTTTGGACTACAAGCACATTAGATAGAACAACGTGGCAAGACTCTGCTGTATTTGGTAAACCTCATGCTACAGATTATGATGCTGACTCTAACAATTCTTATGATGTTGTTGGTAATACCGATGGCTGTACAATATACTACGAGCACGAAACCGGCACAGATCAAGTAACTTCTACAGCAACAACAGCAATAACCTCTAACATTGAATCTGGAGATTTTGATATTGCTCAAGGTGGAGATGGTGAGTTCTTTGCAAAGATAAGAAGATTTATACCAGACTTTGTATCTCAAACCGGTAACACACAAATTACTTTACAATTAAGAAACTATTCAAACAGCTCACAAGCAAGTTCTTCTCTTGGACCTTTTACAATAAGTTCTTCAACAACTAAAGTTGACACACGAGCTAGAGCTAGAGCTATATCTTTAAAAATAGCAAATACGGCCTCATCACAGAATTGGAAACTTGGTGGATTTAGGTTAGATATACAACCAGACGGAAGAAGATAATGGCAAAAATAGTACAAATATTAACAAGACCCAGTAGAGAATATCGTCAAGATGTTGCTGATGCACAAGTTAGAGATCTTGATGGTATTATACAAAAATTAAACACAACGTATCAACAAGAATTAAAGGATGAAGTTGACGCTCAAAACTTCTTTTTAAATTAATGTCAAATAGTTTCGTAAACGCAAAATTAGATCTAACAACAACAGACAATACAACGTTATACACAACGCCGTCAGCTAATGTTTCTATGGTTAAATCTTTACTAATATCAAATGATTCTGGATCTTCCTGTAATATAACTGTTACATTAACAGATGCTTCTGGTAATGTGTTTAGCTTATTTAAAACAAAAGCAATAGATACAAATACAACAACCGAACTTTTAACTCATCCTCTTGTAGTAGAAGAAAGTGAGATATTGAAAGTACAAGCTAGTGACGCGAACGAGCTGCACGTTATAGCTTCTATACTACAAATACAGCCAAGAGAGGTAACAACATAATGCAAGTATTAAAGCCAAAAGAGATTATTGAGACTATATCTAACCTAAAAACAGGTGAGGTGTATAAAAATGAAGAAGATTGGAAGGCAAAAGGAGTGCCAGAAACAGATATAAGAAGAGATGTTAAGGTAATTATGCCAAGCCTTGATTTATTTGGTAAAACCAAGTAGATTGAAAATTACAGGATATCAAAGCCTGCTTTAACAATTAGCTAAATTATGACTATATCAAGAGGACAGATGAAAAGACAATTATATATGGGCGGTGGAATCATGGGCCTTTCTAAAGAAGGTATTGGTGGTGGTATTATCAAAGGTGTTGATATGGGAACCCGAACTGGTTTTTTTAATCCTTTTAAGTCAGCTGCGAAAGCAGTTAAGAAAGTCACTAAAGGTGTAAAGAAAATTGCATCATCTGATCTTGGTAAAGCTGCATTATTATATGCAGGCACAGCAGGACTTGGAGCATTAGGAGCTGGGGCTGCAAGAACATCTACTGGATTTGGTGGTATATTTAATCCAAGTAATGTATTGTCAAACTTAGGAGCCACAGGTTCAAATATTTTTGGCAGCTCTCTTTTTACAGGTAGAAAAAATTTAAATGATTATGATCCTGCAAGAAATATATTTCAAAAAGCTTTAGGTAAAATTACAGAGGGTGGTATTACAGGCAATGCAGGTAAGTTTGCTGCATTAGCAGGAGTAACTGGTTTTTTAACATCTACTTTAGGAATGTCAGAAGAACAAGCTGAAGAAGAATTAGCTAGAGAGCCATCAAAATATCTAGAACTATATTATAGAAATTTAAATCCTCCAACTGCAGATACTAATTCAGAAGAGTATGAAGCACAGGTTAGAGATTTTGTTTCAGCTAACAGATCTGAATATGCAGAAGGTGGTAGAATAGGTTTTGATA